TATGTTGATTGAACACCTTGCATCTCAAATAGAATCTATCGAAAAAGAAATAGATGCATCAAGATACAACAAAGTAAATATAGATCACTTAAAAGAACAAGTGGATATGTTACAGAAAAAAGCAAATGGTAATCACTAATGGTCGAAACTGTATTTGCATTATTGATGATCATAGAACATGAGATAAAAGAACACCGTATACAGGAGTCACTTAGCATGTGTTTGAAACGTAAGAGGGTTGCAGAGAGGCAGTTGAAAAATAAAACTGTCAGTTATAAGTGTATAAAAAGTAAAGCAGAAGTAGAGATATATCAGGGTGAAAAATCAATAAAAAAACTAATATTAGAATAATGAAACTTACACGTAACTTTAGCCTACAAGAGCTTACCAAGTCGGATACTGCAATACGTAAAGGTATCGACAATGAACCTAATGCTGACCAGATAGATAAATTAAAAACACTTTGCGAAAAAATTTTACAACCAGTGCGTGACCAGTTTGGCAGAGTAAAAGTTACTAGCGGGTTCCGTAGTCCAGAATTGTGTGTGGCCATAGGATCGAGTTTGAATAGCCAGCACTCAAAAGCTGAAGCTGTTGATTTTGAAGTGATGGGTGTAGATAACGCTGAGGTTGCTGATTGGGTCAAAATGAATTGTGAAACAGATCAATTGATACTCGAATATTACACACCTGGAGAACCTAATTCTGGATGGATACATGCAAGTTACATACCTTTTCAACCTAGAGCTCAATATATGAGAGCTTTTAAGGAAGAGGGTAAAACAAAGTATAAACCAATAACTGGCAAAGCTGTAGATTTAGTATAAAACATTATTTGTGAAACTTTATAAAAATTTTCTTAAGGATGAAGATTTTAATATTTTAAAACAAAATCTTACACTGCCTTTCTTCCCCTGGTATTTAAATGAAGGAGTAGCTTATAAGAACGATGGGTTTACAGGATTAATGACCCACAATTTTTTTGATAATGAAAAAAACTATGTTAATTCAAATTATTACAATTTACTTGAACAACTTTTAATAAAAATAAACCCATTAATATTATTCAGAATAAAAGCAAATCTAATGTTTCCAACAGAAACAAATATTCAAACTCCTTTTCATATAGATATTTTAAAAGCAGAAAATTTTAAAAGTTACACTGGTATATATTACGTAAATACAAATGATGGATATACCTTGTTTGAAGATGGCACAAAAAACCATAGTGTTGAAAATACTTACCTTGAATTTGACGGTAAAATAAAACATGCTAGTGTGACTCATACAAATACACCTAACAGAATTGTAATAAATTTTAATTATTTAAAGCAATAATGAATATAAATTTTTTATGTTCTTTACCAAGAGCAGGTAATACATTATTGGGCTCAATAATAAATGAAAACCAAGGTATAAAATGTAGCCCTAATTCAATTTGTACAGATATTCTATTTAAACTTAATAGTTTGAAATCAAACGATATATACAGAAATTTTCCCAAAGAAAGTTCTTTAGATAACCTAATAAAACAAAGTCTTTATGAATATTATAAGGATTGGGAGTCTGATTTAATATTAGACAGAGGTCCGTGGGGAACTCCTGACAATTTAAAAATTTTAAAAAAAATATTTATTAAACCTAAGTTTGTAATACTTTTAAGACCTCTTATTGAGTGTTTAGCGTCATTTGCAAAATTACAAATAGATAACAAAAATTATACAAAGAATAATATTGATAAGTATCTTTTAGGACTTCTCAATTTTGACACAGGTGTTATTGGTAAAAATATTTGCAGTGTAAACAATCTTTTAAAATCAAATGAACAATACAAAATATTTTACTATACTGATTTAGTAAACAATATAGATCTTTTCTTAAATAATTTAGGTAACTATTTAAACTTTAATTTAAAAAAACCTCATAAATTAAAACAATACAAAATAGGAAATATTAGTTATATCGATGACATACCAAACCTCCATAAAATAAAGATAGGTAGTATTGAAAAATCAAACTATGCTGTAGAAGATTATTTAAATTATGATATGATCCAATTTATCAAAAACAATAACCCATTAGACATATGAAAAAAATTATAATATTAGGAGGAGGGGCAGCTGGTTGGTTGACTGCTTTATTTGCAAAAAAAGTATTTCCTCAAAATCATGTACACCTAGTTGAAAGTACAAAGATAGGAATATTAGGAGCAGGAGAGGGTTCTACTCCTCATTTAATAAATTTGTTTAATTATTTAGATATCAATATTTGGGATTTAATAAGTAAAACAAAAGGAACAATTAAGTTTGGTATAAACTTTGAAAATTGGAATGGTGATGGAAAAAAATATTTTCATAATTTTGGATCACATAACAGATTCGATTCTTTCAAAATTAAAAATACTTTTAATGAAGGATGTTATGAAAAATACTTAATAGATTGTTGCAGTAAAAATTTAAACCTAAATGATTTTTTATACGGAAGCTTACTGACAGAAAATAAAAAAGTAGATATAGAAAATGAAAGTTTTTCTATACATTTTGATGCACATAAAATAGCCAATTATTTAAAAGAAATTTCTAAATTAAGAGGTGTAATTCATACAGAGGGTGATCTTAAAAATTTAGAACAAGATCATAATGGCAATGTAAAAGAAATCATATTGCAAGATAATACAAAATATGAATGTGATTTTATATTTGATTGTTCCGGGTTCAAAAGAATTATAATTGGAGACTTGTACAAAACTCATTGGATTGATTACCAACCTCACTTACCTATGAAAAAAGCAATTCCATTTTTTCTTGATCAAGAAGAACAAATAGCTCCTTGTACTCATGCTGTAGCAATGAAATATGGTTGGATGTGGAAAATACCTTTACAACATAGATTTGGTTCTGGTTATATTTACGATTCAAATTACATTGATTCTGAACAAGCACTCATAGAAGCTGAAAGTTTATTAAAAAGAAAACTAAATTCGCCACGAGTAATTTCTTTTGAAGCAGGCAGATATGAAAAAGTATGGGTAAAAAATTGCATTGCTGTAGGCTTATCAGCGGGATTTACAGAGCCATTAGAAGCAACCTCTCTTTACCTAACAGCTCAACAACTTCTTACATTAGCTCACTATAAAGATTCTTTATTTGACAGTTCCGATTTTCAAAAAAATAGTTTTAATGAAATCATGGGAAATTCAAACGATGATGTATTAGCTTTTTTATACCTTCACTATTTAACAAAAAGAAAAGATAGTGACTTTTGGATTAACTTTAAACATAATACAACACCACCAAAAAAATTAGAAGAAAGGCTTTTACATTTAAAAGAAAGTAATTTTATTCCTCATAATTTTAATTTACATAAATGTGTTGCAGGATTTGATTTAAGTAGTTACATAGTTGTATGTTATGGATTAGGACTTTTAAATTCAAATACAATCAAACCCATACTAGAACTTTCTCCAAAAGTTGGAGAATATAAAAGTATGATGCTCAATAGTCTTGATCGACTTGATTTACACAAAAGTTTTTTAAAGGGTCTGGATGCTCCCAACATTAATTAAAACTTCTTTTTTTGAAGATCCGCAAGAGATTATAAATTATTCAAAAAAAATTAAATGGATTAAATCAACTAATAATGACAATTGGCCTGGGTATAGATCTGATAATTTATTTTACATCAATAAAAAATTACATGATTATATTATTGATGAAATCGTACAACTATATTTTAGAGGTAAGCAAGTTCAAATAGGAAGTACAAAAATACAATTTCATAAAATATCTTACGAAGATTGGCTATCTCATAATAGAAAAAATACAAGAATCCACAAAGATTTTACAGACTTAGCAGGAATCATATATTTAAATAAAAATACTAATAATCTTAAAACTGGCACTTCTATTTACGATGAAGAAAAACAAACTATTTGCCAAATATCAAACAATTTTAATACTCTTGCATGTTATGACGGAAATCATTATCATGGAGCTACAGGTTTAGATAAAAACGAAAGATTAACAATAGTTATATTTTTAAATGAGATAAGGATTTTTGGAAAATGGCCATAGGAAGAGGACAAATTAGAAAACAAGTCGAGGGCAAATTAAGAGGTGCGAGAGATGAAAAAAAGAAAAAAAAGCGTGTCCTTGCGAAATTATATAGCAAAAAAGCTAAGGTCTTCAAAATTTAGTCAAAAAGTGATACAATCCAAGAAATTGTATAACCGTAAAAAGGATAATAATGGCGACTTCAGGAACTGCTAGTTTTGATTTATCAATAGAAGAAATAATTCAAGAGGCTTATGAAAGATGTGGTCTTACTACCACAAGTGGGCATAGCCTTAAATCGGCTAGAATAAGTTTGAATTTATTATTTGCAGAATGGGCTAATAGAGGTATTCACCTTTGGAAAGTTTCACTTACCGAAGTTGCATTAGTTTCAGGAGTAGCACAATATGCTGTAGCTGACACAATTAGCGATGTTTTAGAAGCTTACATATCTTCAACATCTTTAGTTTCTGATAATGCTAATACACAAGATGTTTCACTTACAAAAATAGATAGATCTGCTTATGCTGCATTACCAAATAAATTAGCAACAGGACAACCATCGCAGTATTACGTGGATAGACAAACAACGCCTCAAATACTTTTGTATCAAGCACCCGATCTAAATACTTACACAACATTAAAATTTTATGCTATTAATAGAATACAAGACGCAGGGGTTTACACAAATGAAGCAGATGTAGTTTTTAGATTTTTACCATGTATGGTATCAGGACTAGCTTATTATCTAGCTATGAAAAATTCACCACAGCTAGTGCAACAAAATAAATTAATATATGAAGACCAATTAAAAAGAGCATTAGATGAAGATGGTCAAAGAGCTTCGACATATATTACACCGCAATCTTTTTATCCAAGTGGAATTTAATTATGGCAAAATACGCAACAGGTAAAAGATCACAATCAATATCAGATAGATCTGGTATGGCTTTTCCATATACAGAAATGGTTAAAGAATGGAATGGTTCGTTAGTTCATTATTCTGAATTTGAACCTAAACATCCACAAATAAGAAGAAAACATGTGACTGCTGATGCGATAGCTTTGCAAAATTCAAGAAATATGAAATTTCAACAACCAATTCAACCATTTATTAATAATAATACAAGTGATGTAACCATATCAAGCTCTGGTGGCACAATGGTTGGTGTAGCTAATTTAAGTTTACCTGGTGATTTTGCATTTAAGACACAAGATTTTAAAATTACAAGACTCATAAATGGTGTTCAGGTAACCTCAATCTTACATAGTATGATACCAGAAGATCCCTCATTACAAAATAGAAGAAGAGAATTGTTATCCTCAATAGGAGCGGTGGAGGTTAATATTACATAATGGCTATTTCACACGCAGACTTTTTAACTCAAATAAGAAATTATACAGAGGTCAGTAGCACTGTCCTATCTGATTCTCAAATACAAGAATTTATAAGAAATGTTGAATTAGATATAGCGGGTAAGGTTGATTATGATGATCTAAGAAAATATGCTAATTCAAATTTTACTGCGGGTAATCGTGCAGTTTCAATGCCATCAGACGCTTTAATTTTAAGATCTGTTGAACATGTAGATAGTAGTGGCAACAGAAGTTTTTTAGAAAAAAGAGATACAAGTTTTATATCAGAATTTAATGGAACAGGCACACAGGGTACACCTAAATATTTTGCTAATTGGGATGAATTTAATATTATTGTAGCACCTGTACCAGCTGCAGCAGATACAGTTCAGATAAATTATATACAAGATCCACCTGAGTTTACATCTACTAATCAAACTTATTTAGCTAAATATCAAGAATCTATGCTGTTGCATGGTGTATTGTCAGAGTGTTTTAGATTCCTAAAAGGTCCTATGGATATGTACAAGCTCTATGAAAGCAAGTACAATGAGGAAGTACAGAATTTTGCCCTACAACAAATGGGTAGAAGAAGACGAGCTGAGTATGACGATGGAGTTCCAAGAATTAAAATTCCAAGTCCTACTCCTAACACAAATTAAAAAGGAGACCAATTATGGCAATAACAACAAACGCAATATGTGATTCTTTCAAAAAAGAATTACTACAAGCAAAGCATGACTTTGATACATCATCTGATACTTATAAATTAGCGATGTTTACAAGTTCTGCGACTTTAGGAAAATCAACAGAAAATTATACAACAGGTAATGAGGTATCTTCTTCTGGTTATTCTGCAGGTGGTAAAGCATTAGTAAACCAAGGTGTAAAAGTTTCATCATCAGTAGCAATTACTGATTTTGCTGACTTATCATTCGTTGGTGTAACATTAACTGCAAGAGGAGCTTTAATCTATAACACAACTACAGATGGTGGGTCTAACACGACTGATGCTGTAGCTGTTTTAGATTTTGGTGGAGACAAAACTGCGACTTCAGGAACTTTTACAATTCAGTTTCCTGCATTCACAACATCTGCTGCGATCTTAAGATTAGCATAAGGATTAAAATGATATGGCCACTGGATGGGGACAAAAGACATGGGGAGCATCAGAATGGGGAGACCTTTCTGACGAGATAGTTTCCGTTAGTGGCATATCATTAACATCATCAATAGGTTCTGAATCAGTCACAGCAAATGCTGATGTAAGTGTTTCAGGAATTTCATTAAGTTCATCACAAGGAACAACAGTTGCTGGAACTTCTGTTTTAATAGAAGATCCTGGTCCTGTAACTATGTCTTCTGGAATAGGAAGCACAGTTGTTGGAATTGGAGTGCCTGTCACAGGATCAGTTTTCAATACTCAAATTGGTGCTGCGACTGTTGACGAGAGTATTCTAACTGGAGAAGGTTGGGGTAGAGGTGCTTGGGGATCGTTTGCTTGGGGAGTAAATTATTCAGTTGCTGTCACTGGACAGTCTTTGACTTCTTCTATAGGAGAAGAAGTTGGAATTACAGATGTAACTGTTGCTGTAACTGGATCTCAAATAACTTCAACACAAGGAAGTTTCTCATTAAAAATTGACCAAGAGATAATAGTCGTAGCCTCTGAACATACAATTAATTCAAGCATTGGTAGTGAAACTGTTACTGCAGATGCAAATTTGACTGTCTCTAGTGCGGGTTCTCTAACAGGTTCTATAGGCAATACAGTAGCAGGTTTAAAAACTCCTGTAGACGTTACTGGCATACAAATGTCAATGACTTTAGGCACTTTTAGCTTAGTACAAACAACAACTGAATCTGTGACTGGTTTACAAGGAACTCTATCTCTTGGACAACACGATGAAATTCCAGGACAAATTATTGGTGTTTCTGGACTACAAGCAACGAGTTCTATTGGTTCTGTTACTGTCGAGGCGACCGCAGGAATTGATGTAACTGGCATAGAATTGACAGCATCAATAGGAAGCCCTAATATAACTGCATGGGCTGAAATAGATCTAGGAGTAAATAATACTTGGACTCCTGTTGATTTGGCTGCTTAGTTACTGTATTATGAATATTATTTAGGAGATTAAAATTATGGCATCAACTTATTCAAGTGATCTTAAACTAGAATTAATGGCTACCGGTGAAAACGCTGGTACATGGGGAGATAAAACAAATACAAATTTAAATTTAGTACAACAAGCTGTAGCTGGTTTTGAACAAGTTACTCTATCTAGTGGTGGAACCTTAGCTCTTGCAATGTCTGATGGAGCAATATCTAATGCAAGAAATTTAGTAATTAAATTTGCAACAGCATCAATTGCTGCAAGTACAGTTTGTACAATACCAGATTCAATTGAAAAATTTTATATTTTTGATGCAACAGGATTAACTAATCCAACAAACCTCACAATCAAAACTGCATCAGGAACAGGTTTTGTTTTAGACCAAGCAAAAATTTATGCAGCGTATTCAGATGGAACTAACCTAAACGAAATTTCATTAGACACTTTAGGCGGAACTGTTGCTGCTGCAAATGTAACAGGCACAATAGCAACCGCACAAATTGCTGATGACGCAGTAACTTTTGCAAAAATGCAAGACACAACTACTAACAATAGAGTATTAGGTGCTGCAACTGCTGGTACAATTGGCGAAGTACAAGTTGCTACTGATATGATTGCTGATGATGCTGTCACGGCTGATAAATTAGCAAACACTTCGGTGACTGCAGGATCTTACACGACTACCAACCTTACAGTTGATGCACAAGGTAGAATTACGGCTGCGTCTTCAGGGCAAAGTGGTGGCGGAAATTTAGTTTTTAAACAAGCAAGTAGTGGACCAACATCTGGAACATACACTGCCAATGGAAATGCAAGTTATGCACTTATCTATGGATATGCTGGAGGCGGAGGCGGAGGAGCTGGTTATGGTCCTCACCAAGGTCCAGGAGCAGGGAGTGGAGGAAACGGAGGCTTTGGTTCTATTTCATTACCAATCACCCAACCTTTCTCACAACCTTTTTCTGTTGGTGGCGGAGGTAACGGTGGTAATCCTGCAACCTCAAGAGGTAATAATGGTAACTCTGGAGGAGCCACAAGTTTAACAAACGTATTCACATTCAATGGTGGAAACGGAGGACAAGGCGCAAGTTGGAATGGCCAAAGTGCATCAAGTGGTAACAGTGGAACTACGTCTGTCAGTAATGGTACGCTTGTTACACCACCAAGTAGAATTTTTGGTTCTGTAGGTGCTCAAGGAAATAGTATTGAAGCTTTTGGATTAAGTGGTGGTGGAGGTAGCTCCAACAACAACACTGGTCAACAAGGTAACCCTGGACAAGGTGCAGGGGGTGGTATGCTTTTAATCTTAGAAAACATAGGAAGTTAAAATGGCAAAAGTAATTTTTTCAAAAGACGATCCCAACTCAGTATATAAAATTGCTAGAGATGATGATTTTTTAAATGCAAATAAAAATTTTGATACTACTAGTTACGAATTAATTGATATTCCTGCAGATGATTTTACACAAATTAAATTGAGTAACAAACTTGTACTATATCATGACGGAGCAGATGTATATTTTGCTGAGTCTAATCATTTAAATGATCCACAAGCTAACCAAGGTCAAATGCCACCTGAAGAACCAAATGGAGTTCCATTTGTATGGTACTCTGGTGATGGTGATGAGTTACAGGTATATATAAATAATCTTGATGCTATGTTTGAAAATTATTTAAAAGGTAATGCAGATAAACCATTAGGCTCTTTAGTAGCTACATACAAAGCTTATTTGAAAACAATCAATCTAAACGATGTAATAGCATTAAATGTAAGCTTAGAACAATATGCTAATGATCAAGGTCAAGAACCTATTCATCCGTTGGAATTAATTTAATATTTACTTTTAAAATAAAAAGAGTAGTTTATCGAAATGTTCGATAAGACAATTGAATTTATTTCGCACAATGACTATGTTGATCAAAAACTAGATTACCCAACACCAATTAAATTAAATATTCCTGAATGGTTTAAGAAACTTAATCACTCAGTTGAAAGACAAACTATTAAAGGCTGTATGCCTTTTCTTGATACATTAACCTCAGGATACCTTTTAAGAGTACCACAAGATTATGGTTTTCAATTCAGAGACGATAATGGAAAAAGAACTTTTGAATGGCATCCACCACAAATTGATCAAAATCAAATAATGGCTAGAGGAATTAATCTTACAGGTCAAAACCCTGAGCTTCATGATCCAAAACAACTAGAGGGTTCAGCAAACGTAGAGAAAAATAAAAATATGTCTATTTTAAAAATAATGAATCCCTGGATTATAAAAACTCCTCCAGGTTATTCATGCTTGTTTTTGCCACCAATGAATAATACAGATGATAGATTTTCAATTATACCAGGTATCGTAGATACAGATACATTTACAAACGAAATAAATTTTCCAATAATTGTTAATGGAGATAAGTATCCTTACATAGATACAATAATTAAAAGAGGAACTCCCTATGTTCAAGTAATACCTTATAAGAGAGAATCTTGGAAAATGAAAATAACAGGCAAAAACACAAATGATTTTAACAAAGGTAAAATTTTTTATCAGCTTGACTTGTTGAGAAAATATAAAAATAGATTTTGGAATAAAAAATCATGGACTTAAGAGAGTTTGTACAGGTTTATGATAACGTGCTTCCACAAAGTACATTAACAACTTTTTTAAAAGTGTGTAAAACTTTTGATTGGGATGACGCAACAGTTGGTTATGATGAAATAAAGAAAGATATAAGACAAGTAAAAAAATGTAATCTTGAAGACACAAGTAATTCAATGACGAATGTACATTGGTTTAATGTTATGAGACATAGTTTTTTTACACTACTAGAAGATTATTTAAGTAGCAAAAAATTATCAGCTACTTTTGGACCTATAGATGCCATACAAGTTTTGCAATATAAAGAAACTGATCATTATACTTATCATCACGACTCAGCTCCAAATACACCACGTACATTTAGTTTTATATTTTTTGTAAATGAAAATTTTGAAGGAGGCGAACTAGCATTTCAAAACCCTAATGGTACAGGTGAATATACAATTCCTAAAAAAGAAAATAGAATGATTATTTGGCCTTCAAGTTTTTTATTTCCACATAAGGTCATGCCAGTTAAAAATGGTGAAAGGTATAGTGTAGTGGCATGGACACTATAAAAAATTTTAAATATAAAAAAGTTAGTAAGTTTCTAGAGGATTCAGAGATAACTTTGTTAAAAGACTATTGCAGAATTCAACATAGAATTAATATGAGTGGTTTTGATACACAACAAATGCCTAACACATTAGATACAAGTTTCTACGGAGACCCTTTGATGGAATCATTATTAATAAATAAAAAAAATAAAATGCAAGAATTAACAGGATTAAAATTATTGCCTACCTATGCTTATTGGAGAATGTATACAAAATTTGCTGATTTAAAAAAACATTCTGATAGACCATCTTGTGAAATAAGTGTTAGTGTAAATATAGGAGGTGACGGTACTCCGTGGCCATTTGTGGTTGAAGACAATTCTATAGATTTGGAACCTGGAGATGCAGTATTATACTTAGGTTGTGAATTAAAACATTGGAGGGATGAATTCCAAGGTGATCATTTAGCGCAAACATTTTTACACTATGTTGACGCAAACGGACCATACAAAGAATATTGGAAAGACGGAAGATTGAAGTGGGGGCAAGGAAAAATACCAACTAATATAAGAAAAAATTTTAACCCAAAGGAGTAGATATGAAGTTTGTACAAAAGAAAGATGGTTCTGCTGACATCATTTTTGAAGAGCATGAGATAAAAATAATACAAGAAAAAAAATCATTACATTTTCCATCAATAACATTCAAACATTTTAGTAATGTTCTTAGTAAGTTTATTATGGATTGGAATCTAAACTTTAATGATGAAGTAAAAAATATGTATACTAAGGAAAACACAGTAATAAAGGGTGAGTAGCAATCTTTAAAAAGGTAAAAATATAAGGTATAATTAACTATGCCATTAACAAGAGTAAATATACGACCAGGATTCAATAAACAAGTCACACAGACCGGTGCAGAGGGTAAATGGACTGATGGTGATTTTGTTAGATTTAGATATGGATTACCTGAAAAAATTGGTGGTTGGGAACAAATAGTTAATGCGTCTTTAATTGGTGCAGCAAGAGAACAATTTGTTTGGGCAGATTTAGATGGTAGAAGATATGCTGCAATAGGTACAAACAAACTTTTAATCATTTATTATGAAGGTGCTTTTTTTGATATAACACCTTTAGGAACAGCACTTACAGGTTGCACATTTGATACAGTCAATACTTCAGCAACTGTGACTGTCAACAAACCTGCACATGGTGCAGAGCCTGGAGACATAATTTTATTTAGTTCTGTCACTCCTCCTACAGGCGCAGGATATTCTAGCTCAGATTTTACAACAAAGCCTTTTCAAGTAGTAACGGTTCCTGACAGTGATACTTTCACAGTAACCATGGCTAGCGCAGCAGGGACAACGGTCAACGGAAGTGGTACATCAACAGTAACACCTTACATCAAACCCGGAGCTTTAGGGTTTACTTATGGATTCGGTTGGGGCACAGGATTATGGGGAGGTGGCCAACAAGTATTTAGCACATTGAATGGAGCCTTATTAGATGATACTGCTGGAACAGGAGGATCTGGAACTTCAATTACACTTGCATCAACAACGGGATTTCCAGCAACAGGAACAATTAAGGTTGGTGCAGAATTTATTTCGTACACAGGAATATCGTCAAACGATTTAACTGGTATAACTAGAGCTGCTGCAGGAACTAGATCCGCACATGCAAACGGAGCTGGTGTTGAAGTATTTACAGGTTGGGGTATAGCATCTTTATCACAAACTCTTACAACAGATCCTGCGTCATGGTCCTTAGATAATTTTGGTGAAAAACTTATTGCTACAATTAAAAACGGTCAATCTTTTGAGTGGAACCCAATTAATTCAAATGCAAACGCATTAAATACAAGAGCTGTTGCAATTTCAAACGCACCTACAGCTTCAGTTATGTCCTTAGTTTCAGATAGAGATAGACATTTACTTATGCTAGGCACTGAGACTACTATTGGAGATACTTCAACACAAGACAAAATGTTTATAAGATTTTCTGACCAAGAAAATATAAGTGATTACACACCTACTTCTGTAAATACTGCTGGAACTTTTAGATTAGATTCTGGCACAAAAATAGTTGGAGCTGTTAAAGGAAAAGATTACACTCTTGTTTTGACTGATAACTCTGCTTACGTGATTCAATTTGTTGGACCACCATTTACTTTTTCTATTAGACAAGTTGGTTCTAACTGTGGAGCTATTGGACAACACTCTATAAAATACGTTAATGGAGCTGTATATTGGATGGGAGAATCTGGTGGTTTCTTTGTCTACGATGGTACAGTCAAATCATTACCTTGTGAAGTTGAGGATTTTGTTTTTACAACTAAGAATGGGGACAACCTTGGAGTAAATTATCAAAATGGTGAATCAGTTTATGCTGGACTAAATCATCTTTACGAAGAGATAACATGGTTTTATCCTAAATCAGGGTCTGACTTTAATGATAGATGTGTTACATTTAATTACCAAGATCGAACATGGGTAACAGGATCTTTAGCTAGAACAACTTGGATTGATGCTAATTTATATTCAGCACCATATGCTACGGAGTTTACCTCAACAGGTCTTCCTACATTTCCTGACATTCAAGGAATTACAAACATAAACGGATCTACAATATATTATGCTCATGAAGTAGGTGTAGATCAAGTGGATACAACGGGTGCAAAAACTGCTATACCTGCATTTATAGAATCAGGAGACTTTAGTTTAAATCCTGATGGAACAAGTGGTGAATTTTTTATGAGTATGAGAAGGTTTGTGCCTGATTTTAAAACTATAAAAGGAGATGCTCAAGTGACTATTTTACTAAGAGATTTTCCTAGTGATACAGAAGCATCGTCTCCGCTAGGACCATTCACGGTCACCGGATCAACTCAAAAAGTTGATACGAGAGCTAGAGGTAGATTTGCAAGTTTAAAAATAGCTAATACATCAACAGACCAAAATTGGCGGTTTGGAACTTTTAGGGCTGATGTACAACTTGATGGAATGAGGGGATAATGGATCCAATAGAAGCACAAATACAAGCACAACTTAATGCTATACAAAATCAACAAGGCTTTTCTGAATATACACCATCTTTTGAACAAAGCTTACAGCCACAAGGTATCGCACCTCTTGTAGAATCACCTATGAATAGTTTTGTAGGAGGACCTACTACTATAGATCCAAAAGAGATAACTGCAAATATTTTAAAAAACCAAGGAGTTAAATTAGTTGCACGTAAATTAGGTTTAGGTAAAGTAGGTCAAAACGTTTTAGGATCAATTGCTGGTATAACCACACTACCTTTTGCACCTTTAACAGCAGTTACAGCTTTATCAGGAGCATCCTCTGGAATAGCAAATGTTTTAAGAAACAAAAGAGTAGAAAAAGCAATTATGAGAGATATAAATAGAGACTCTCAAGGAGATATAAAAATTTACGATCAAAAGATTAAAAATATGAAACCAACAGCACAAGATATATACAGAGGTGGTGGCGGTTATAGCGGTCCTGCTAGGTCTAGATCTAGAGATACGTCAAGTTCGTCTAGTTACTCACAAGCATCTTACGCAAGAAGGACATAATGGCAAGAGTAGACATAGTTATTCCTGAACCTACCGTAATATATACTGAAGAAAACCAAAGACAAGTTACTCAGTCTTTACGAACCATGCAAGATAAACTTAACACATCGTATCAACAAGAATTAAAAAACGAACAAGATACTTTTACTTTTTTTATATCATGACAATACAGTACAAAAACCAAGGAATAAATTTAAGCACCACTGGTACAACTAGTGTTTTTACAGCACCCACTAATGCAACTATATTGATTAAACAAATACAAGTTAGCAATGGCTCTGGAAGTGCTGTAAATTTGACTGTCCAAGTGACAGATGCCTCAGCTTCTACTACGTTTAGAATATTTAATGAGTCTTTGACTGGTGCAGCAACTAAAGATATTATTAATCATACACTTATATTAGAAGCAAGTGATATATTAAAGATGACAGCTGGCACAGCAGATGAGATACAAGGTATAATTTCTTACGCACAGATAGATAGATCTCAGGAAAATGGCTAAAAAAAATATATTTGTGCAAAGTATTTTGCATGATTATTTCTTTGATGAACAATTCAACAATGAAATAAAAAAAGAATTAGAAAACCATGAGTCTGACAACACTCGTGTTATAAAATCAAATGTTGGTGGCTTACAAACCCCAAATGTTAATAATGAGTATATAAAAAATAAAATACTTTTAGAAAGTAAAAATTTAATTACCAAAGAATATAAATTAAAAAGTAAATTAATCTTTTCTTTGACAGGTATTTGGATAAACAAAAATAAAAAAAATGATTTCAATACACCTCACGTTCACATTAAGTCAAATTTTTCTGGAATATATTTCTTAGAAACTACAAAACAAAACGGCACTTTACAATTTTATGTAAACGATGCATTTTCTTTTGCTTACAATGATAATTTATTCGACACAAATGAATTTAATCCCTCTTTTTTTATTGAACCAAAAAATAATACTTTGATTTTGTTTCCATCTAATTTAATACATTTTGTTATGCCACACTATGAAAATAATGATAGAATTTCATTAGCTTTTAATATAGATATAGACCATGGCTAAGAGAACATTTAAACATTTTACTCCTAGACCAAAACCAAGAAAAAGACCAAGAAGACACAAGAAGTCACTTTCAAAATCAGAGAAAAGAAGTTACAAAAAATATCATAGACAAGGAAGACCACAGTGAAAATTTATGATAATTTTTACGATTCAAAATTTATAATGGATGCAGCTAGTTATTTAGCTCAAGCTAATATCTGGTCTGCGGATAATGTAGCAAATAGATACTCACATCCATACGGACACAGAGGAACTCATATTATTTTGGGTCATAGAATTTTTACAAAAGCAAACAATCATTACACGCAGGATAAAATTTTATTTGATATTGGTATTGAGATTTTTAAAGGTATTGAAAAATTAAAAGAGTCACAATTAAATTTATTAGAAATAACTGCTAATTTACAATTCAAAGGAATGAATGGTACTTTCCATAAAGATGGATCTGATGATCAAACAGCTTACATACTTATGCTAACTAATGAATTTTTAGGAGATGACGTAGGCGGTAAATTTATAAACGACACTGAAAAAAAAGAAATCGATTTTAAAAATGGCAGACTTATTGAATTTAATGCTAATGATTTGCATAAGGCAAATAGTTTTAACCTTGATAATGCACTCAGATTTAGTATAAAGATAGTCATCGGAGGAAACAATGAACGATATACCAAGAATACCAGCTGAAGCAAAAGAAATTATAAAACACAAAAGAACAGGAAAAGTATATGATACCAAAGCTGATTTTGATGCTGATGTTGCTGATCCCAATACTGATACTACTGAGAATGATTTTAGACAAGACTTAGAAATTACTGTTACAAGAGCAGGTTCTATAGGGGCTAAAACTAAAGAATGATTTTAAATCAAATTGATGGATTCTTTCCGAGGTTAGATCAAATTCTTCCTGAGATAAAAAAAATTCCATTGTATACTAATGATGAATATTTAAAAAAATATAAAGATCATTATTTTTGGCCTGGACAAAGAAGTGGTAATTTTGCAGACTCTAACCCTATTTTTTGGAATTATATTAATGAACTCCTAGTTAGAAGAGATCTTTTAAAACAGGGTGAATGGAATATATCCTCACAAATACATCTAAGATTAGAACAAGACAGCACTGATGATTATATTCATAAAGATGAATGTATTTATTCTATTTTAGTTTATTTATCCGATACAAATTATGAATCAGGCACATACCTATATGATGAAAATAAAAACGTAATTAATGATATAAAATTTGTGCAAAATAGATTAATTATGTTTAGTAGTAAATATAATCATTCAGCTTACGGACATCACGGCACTGATATAAACAACGGTAGATTAACACTTAACTTATTTATAAGACATGAAACCTAGAGGCGCAACCGAACTTCAACATGAATTACTAGAAAAGTATGTGTCTAAAGATTTATTAGATCAATTTCAAATCTGCACATCAATTCCCGGTAAAGTACCAATAGATCCAAATAAAATTAATATACTTTGGCAAAAGAATTCTTGGGATCAACCTAATTTCCAATGGTTTTTTAGAGATAAAACAAAACATAATGATTATGATTGGTATGTTTTTAATTCACATTGGAACTATGAAAAGTTTAGATATTTTTTTCAAATTCCTGAAGATAAATGTATCGTTATTAAGAACGGTGCTAGTCATTTTCCTAAAAGAAAAGTATATAAAAAAGGAGATCCTATAAAGATTATTCATCATTGTACTCCTTGGAGAGGATTGAATGTTTTATTATTGGCTATGCAATATGTAAGGAATCCAAACATTACACTAGATGTGTACAGTTCAAATGAAGTATACGGATCTGAATTTGCAGATAGGGTAAATAAAGATACTAAAGATTTAATAGAACAAGCTAAAAAATTACCAAATGTAAATTACATAGGTCATAAACCAAATGAATATATATTAGAACATATGTCTGATTATGATTTATTTGTATACCCATCTATTTTCGAAGAAACATTCTGTGCCTCAGCCTTAGAAGCACTTTCTGCAGGTGTTCATGTAATTACAACAAACTTTGGAGCATTACCAGAAACTTGTGCTGAGTGGCCGATATATGTAAACTATACAAAGAATTTAGAATTACTTGCCGGAAGTGTTGCAGGAGCAATTGAAATAGCAGGACAATATTTGCACACGGAAACAATACAAAACCATTTAAATGAACAACAAAAATATTATAAAAATTTCTACAGTTGGGATAAGAAAGCAGTAGAATGGGAAAACTTTTTGAAAGGAGCCATAAGTGTCAAGCAATAAATATATAAACGAAGATACATATCAAACATTACATGAAGT